GATCTTTCAGCATTTTATGATTGATCACAAAGTATGTATCATTAGTCCAGAAATGACTCCAGTACATTTAATAGCTCGTATGGTAAAGCAATGCTTTAAAGAACATATGCCGGCACCTGAAAAGATCGAAGCGTGGTGTAAAAAAGCTACAGGAAAACTTTACATTTATGATTTTCAAAACGCTGTAACCGAAGATAAGTTAATGAGTCTTATATTTTACGCTACAGAAAAGTTAGGTATAAAACATATCTTAATTGATTCATTAATGAAGATTCAAGATATTGATGAAGATGCATATAACAAACAAAAATTATTTGCAGCTAAGTTAGCTAATGTTGCTAGACATACTGGCTGCCATATCCATTTGGTTGCTCATTCTCGTAAAGGCGCATCTGAGGATGATCCACCTAATAAAATGTCGGTATTAGGTTCTAGCTCAATTGTGAATTTATGTGACAATCTATTTACCGTTTGGCGCAACAAGGCTAAACAAAATTTGGATCCGGCATTGATGACTGAGGATGAGCATAGAGATTTTGATGCTCAAATTATTGTTCAAAAAAATAGACATGGTGACTGGGAAGGCATTGTTGGTTTATACTTTGATCCAGTTACACAATTATATAGGGAGCAATTATGACTACATTCAGAGAGTTTTTAGCTGTAATACAAAAAGAGTTTGGGGATGACATTGAGTTTAGAGTAAAAATGAATAACGGTAGTGTCATTAAATCTAAGGGTTGGAAGCGAAGTGGAGGATTCTATGATAAATTTCACGCTCAACAAAAACAACAAGGAAAACTTGATTACAAAAATAAGGGATCTAGATGATAATCAATTATGGAAAGTTGTTATATCTAAGCACAAAAGCATGAGATCACTAGATCAAAACGAATACTACTGGGAGCTTATCACTCAACTGGCTAATGATATTGGCCATACTAAAGATGAAATGCACCAGCTTATGACTTTTAAATTTTTAACTACTAAGAAGATTGTCAATGGTGAAAAAATATTTACTATTAAAAGTACATCAAAATTAAATAGTAAAGAATTTACAGAGTATATTGATAATATTAAATCTTGGGCCAAAGAATATGTTGGTTTTAATTTTGGGGATAATTATGAAAATTAGATTAACACAAATTAGAAGATATTATCAATTTGTGAAATGGGAAGATTACCAAAAAGGTTATGTTCAAACAGATAAACATACATTAGATTTATTTGATGACTAAAAAAGAAAAAGAATGGTTAAACCGTATCAGCAGTTTTGGGTGTGTTATATGCAAAAAATATTTTGAAATACAAGACCCTCCGCCAGCTTGCTGCCATCATATAAGAGAAGGCATGGGAAAAGGACAGCGAAATAATGATTATATGGTGTTGCCGCTTTGCCATGAACATCATCAAGGTAATACTGGTTTTCATGCAGGGAAGAAAACTTTTATTAGTAAATGGGGAACAGAGTCAGAACTGCTTAAATGGGTTTTAGACAAAATGGAGGAATAATTATGATTGAATATGCTTTTGTATTGGTAATAAGCACCAATCCAATAGAAGATGATTTTAAATACATAGGTAACTTTGAATCTTGTCATCATGCAGAACTTTATATTTCTTTATACCATCCTGACAAAAGAGCAAGTAAATGTTTACTGCAGCAGTACATTTATTTACCTGAAAACATTATTATAAAAAATATAGATATGCGTAGAGGCACAATAAGATATTATGATGAACATGATATGTGTAAAGTAAGGAGAGATTGTGATGAGTAAAGGTTCAGGGCGTAGACCTTCAAAAGTATCAGATGATAAAGTTCAAGAAGCATGGGAGCGTATTTTTAAAACAACAAAAAAATTAAGGGAAAAAGATGGCAAAGATGAGTCCGACACAACTGACATTACGAAAGCTAAAGACAGATGGTTGGACAACACTAGCGATTGTTGAGCATTGGAATCCGTTTGCTAGAAAAGGCATGGGAATAAGACAAGACTTGTTCGGATTTATAGACGTATTGGCTATTAGTGATGATGGTGAAGTATTAGCCATTCAATGCACCAGCAAATCTAATATGTCTGCTAGGATTAAAAAAATTGAGTCCAACCCTCATTTGCCAGCTTGTCGTGCTGCCGGCTTTCAGATTGAAGTATGGGGGTGGTTTAAAAACAAACAAGGAAGGTGGGAATGTAAAATTGAAGATATTTCATGATTTAATTTTGACATCATTAGATGGATTGCAGTTTAAAAGACATGAAGTTGTAGATATGATTTTAAATTGTATTGGTGATGATAGGAAAACTTGCAAACAAATTTCAGATGAACTTAATTTTAGTTATCAAATAATTAAGAATTTAATCCGCAAGTTAGTTGTAGATGAATTAATTATAGGAACTCCGGTAAAACGGTATAAATATTATTCAAAACTCAATAAAACTTGTTTATTAGCTGAAATGTTTTATAATCATGAAAACATATTAAAAAACTTTAAAATTAAGAAAAGAAAAAAGCATAGTTTGGAAAATTCTAAAAATATAAGTTCAGGATCTAATATGTTTGGCCATGTAAGTGCTGGCCATATATTAGATATTATTTATGAAGAAGGAGGAATCTAATGGAACAAAGATCTGATGAATGGTTTAGTGCTAGGTTAGGCAAAGCTACAGCAAGTCGTATCAATGACATAGATGCTGAGATTAAGACTGGTGAAGCATTAGTAAGAACTAAGTATAGAATACAGTTGGTCACAGAAAGGCTTACCGGCCAAAGAACTGAAACTTTTGTAACTGCCGCTATGCAGAATGGCATAGACACAGAGGATGAAGCTAGAGATTTTTATATTGCAAAGCACGACTTTGTAACTGAAACAGGGTTTGTAGATCATCCTACTATAGACATGGCTGGCGCATCGCCAGACGGTCTTGTTGGTACTGATGGGTTAATTGAGATTAAAGTTCCGCAGCCACATACACATACCGAATATTTAATTTCAAGACAGGTGCCTAAAAAGTACCTAAACCAGATCTATTGGCAACTTGCTACTATGCCAGATAGAAAGTGGTGCGACTTTGTGTCGTACTGTAACTCGTTTCCAGATGAATTAAAAATGCTTGTTATTAGAGTTGAAAGAGATGATAAGCGCATTGCTGTTCTGGAAGATAAAGTAAAAAAATTCTTAACTGAAGTTGAGGATACTGTTAATTTTTTAAAAGGAAAATAATATGGCTTTTAACAAAATAGGTACATTTGTATTAGGAAAGAATGACTATAAAGATAAAGATTCCAAACCAGACCAAACTGGGAAAGCAACTATAAATGGTAAGGAATATAAAATAGCTGGGTGGGTTAATGAAAGTCCTCAGGGTAGAAAATATATTTCTGGTGAAATAACTGAGGAAGTTGAAGATACTCAGCCAGAAAAAGAAATAGAGGTTGCAAGTATAGGGGATATTCCTTTTTAGGAACTCCCCCATGCTTAATTACTTATTCATTACATACATTGTAACTTCAAAGCCGAAACGCATTTCTGTTGCAGCAGGTTTTGTCCACATGGTTTATTCCTTAAAAAAGTTAATCAAGGCTAAATTATACTTTATATGTAGTGATAATATTATTGATAAATGTATGAGTTGGAGGTAATAATAATAATGACTAAACAAAAAATATTTAAAAAATCAACTGTAGAAGAAATATTAAAAAAATCAGAAGAATTACCTGATGATCAACGAGTTCAAGTTTTATTAAAATTATTAAAAGATTTAAACTATGTAAAAATAAATAATAAAGAAAAATTATTTAAAAAATTTTGGAAATCACAATTAAAAAATATAAAACACGAAGATAAAGTTTTATTATACACAGACAATTAAAGGAGGTTAATTAATGAAATGTATAATCGCAATAGGAAGCTATACTGTGGTAATCTTATCAATGTGTTTTTATGGTTATGTTTATATGAATACCGATAAACACAATTATGAGTGTAAAAAGGATAAACTGTTTAAATCAGCAACACCAAACAGTTATGTTTTTATTAAAACCAGAGAAGAATGTTTTGATATTCGAGATGAACCTTTAATTAAGGAGGTAAAAAAATGAGTGATCCGATAAATCCAGATCATTATAAACATGGTGGCATTGAAACAATTGAATACATCAAGGCTAAGATGTCACCAGTTGAGTTTTATGGTTATTTAAAAGGTAACGCTTTAAAGTATGTTAGTAGAGAAGGATTAAAATCTGAAAAGATTGTAGATAAAATTACTGATATTGATAAAGCTATATGGTACCTATTAGAAATGAAAAAAACACATCAAACAGAATTAGCAGTATTAGAAGCTAAAGCTAAACAAGATGTGTGGATAGACGATGCATTAAATGATGAAAGTTAGACGAGGCAGAATTGTTAAACAAGGAGTAGATTTAGGAATGGAGCCATTTTTATGCCATAAGTGCGGCAAGCACGCAGTTTTTTTTGGCTCTGATAAGAAATGGTATTGTGGAATTATTGTTGGTTTTGGAACAATGAATAGTAAAGGATATTGCAAAAATGAGCAAAAAGAAAAAAGAGATACAAGTACATAATTTTATCTGGGAAGGTATGCCATACACTATGGCATTTATTCCTAGTGAAAACGGATGGCAATATCAATTAATGTATGAGCA